AGTTGCGGGCACTATAATAGAAGTCAGTACACCTGATTCTATAGAAGATAATTACAGAGTCTTACCAGGTGATAGTCAGTCAGAAGCGGGGTAGCGCAGAGGTAGCGCGCTGGACTCATAATCCAGAGGCCGTAGGTTCGATTCCTACCCCCGCAACCATTAAACCGATGTATTACAAACGACCTTCCATACTGCGTTCCTAGCAGTACCCTCTTTATCTAGAAAAGAAATATAAGCACCCATTTCATGGAATTGTGAATATTGTATACTTAGATCTTCAGCTACATATAAATCTCCAAGTAAATATAACCTTTTACTACTACAATCAATTGCAGCATAACTGAATATCTTAGTAACATTTTTATCCATAAAGTTATAACTCTGAGGTGTATCAAATTGTGTTAACGAGTGAATTAATAATAAACCATTTTCTGTTTCAGATGGTTCCCCTTTAGAAATATAAATCTTATAATTAGCTTCATCCGTTACATACACCCAGTCGTCGGGGTAATACATTACAATATTATCAGTACCGTTAGGTCTAATTTCTAATTTTAGCGTATCAGCTATTGATAAGGTTGTTAAGAAGTATAATAAAGTTATTAGGTATTTCATTTTAATCCTTAGCAGTTATAGGGTCACATTCAACCCATTTTAAGTTATTATACTTCTCGTAGAACCATGTACCTTTTGGTAACAGACAAACCCCGAGCTCAGGTTTTTCTGTTTTACGTATTTCGACAACAGACCATATTAATATTAGTATGTAAAGAATAAACAGCACAGTAATGCCATACTTCCACGCATTACATTTAATATGTTCTATTCTTCTTCTTTTTTTAAGCGCCGCAATTTGATCGGATTTTATTTTCTTAGCCCATGCTATCACCTGTTCCTTCTTCATTTTTTCCATCATGGCAAACACACGCGTATATAGATCTCCTAGCTCAGGGGGGCAGTTGTATACCATGAGCTCACGTAACTCAGCTTCCATAGCTGTCAGACGGGACTGCATAAGAACTCGTTGTAGAGCTCTTTTACCTATACTAGCTTCTCCTGTGTAAACCTCGTGAGATTGTTTTTCTTCTTGTTCAAAAATAGCAGAACATTTAGCATAATTTTCAAAATAAACACCTAATGACTCACCTATTTCAGTATATATGTCATTAGGTTGCTTCTTACTAAGCTCAATTATGCGATTTTTTTCTTCTATATACTGGTTACGCTCAGCAACAGTAGGCGGCTTATCTTTGTGTAGGGATTTAAATTGGGAGTCTAAATCATTCAGTACATTTTTTACATCCCCAGCAACGCCTGCGATTTCTTTATAAAGCTCGCAACCTTTTTTTACTGCCTGTACTGCTCCATTTGCTAATGCAAAAAGTGTTAAGGGATCCATTATTCTGTTGACTAAATAACTCTTTTCCTATATAATTCTAGAATGTTCTATTATACTAATTCCCATGTCTACGGTAATAATGTCTTGTTTAGAGGCATTAAAGACGGTAAACGGATAAAACAAAAAATACCTTTTCAACCAGCATTATATGTTCGGTCGGGTAAAGATACCCCATACCGTTCTCTCACAGGTGAAGCACTCGATAAAGTAAAATTTAGTAGTATCTCAGAAGCCAGAGACTTCGTAAAGAATTATAAGGATGTTAGTAACTTTCCAATTTATGGAAACTTAAACTATAACTATCAATGTATCAGTAAGTTATTTCCCGATACTATAGCATTTGATACGGCACAGATGAAAATCGTGACGATCGATATTGAAACGTCAACGGAATACGGATTCCCGGACCCGAGACAAGCACAAGAAGAAGTTTTGCTTATAACAATGCAGGACTTCAATACAAAAGAAATAGTGACTTTTGGTTGCGGTCCGTATCTAAGCAAATTAGACAACGCAGAATATATTCAATGCAAAGATGAATTCGAGTTACTTCGCAAATTTATCGACTTCCTAAAGAAAGACTACCCAGATATAATTACAGGGTGGAATTGTCAGTTATTCGATATATGTTATTTATCATCTAGGATAAGCCGAGTTCTTGGAAATAAAGCTTTAGAAGAATGTTCTCCTTGGGGCATTATAACCTCACGGGAGGTACCGTATGCTAGAGGTAGAACGGTATTAGCTTATGATTGGGTAGGTACATCGATCCTAGATTATATGGATCTTTATAAGAAATTCTCTTTTAAAGTTCAGGAGTCCTACTCACTGGATTATATCTCAAAGGAAGAGCTCAATAAGCAGAAGCTTAAGCATTCATATAACTCGTTTAAAGAGTTTTATACAAAAGGCTGGGAATTATTTGTAGATTATAATATTCACGATGTAATGCTTGTAGATGAACTTGAAGATAAGATGAAGCTTATCGAGCTAATAGTTACTATGGCGTATGACGCGAAATGTAATTATACCGACATATACTCTTCTGTACGTACATGGGATTGTATCTTATGTAATAAATTATTAAAGCAAAATATAATAGTACATAACCCACCACCTATAGATCCTGCCATGGATAGGCAGATACTAGGTGCTTACGTAAAAGAACCTGTACCTGGTCAATACGATTGGGTTGTTTCGTTTGATGCCACATCGTTGTACCCGTCAATAATAATGTCCTGGAATATGTCACCTGAGACCTTAGTAGACGGAGAAAAATATCTAGCTGATGATGAGAAATCTATACAGCGGCTCTTGGATAGAGAAGTTAAGACAGAAAATTTCTTCACAAAAAATTATTCTATGACAGCGAACGGTCAATGCTTTACTAAGGAAAGTAAAGGCATTTTTCCACAGCTAATTGAATTTTATTTTGTTGAGAGGCAAAAAGCAAAGAAAGAGATGCTGGAGGCACAAACCCTCTATGAAAAAACAAAAGATATTAAATATTTAAAGCATGTCTCAAGTCTAAACTCAAAGCAAATGGCAGCGAAAATTCTTATGAACTCGCTTTACGGTGCAATGGGTAATATGTATTTTAGATACTACGATGTAAGAATTGCAGAAGGTATAACAATGACTGGGCAATATATCATCCGGTCAGTGGCTAATAAACTCAACGAATTTATTAATAAGGAGTGTAAAACAAATGGGATTGATTATTCTTTTTATTCTGATACTGACTCTACCTATATTACCCTTGGTAATCTTGTCAAGAATGTCTTTAAAGATGGATCAAAAGCCGAACTTGTGGAACAAGTTAACGACTATTGCAATAACAGAATCGAACCAACCATCCAAGAAGTCTGCGACGACCTTGCAGTCTACCTTAACACCTACCAGAAAAAAATCAAATTTAAGAGAGAAGTAATTGCAGATCGCGGCGTCTGGATTGCTAAGAAAAGATATGCATTAAACGTTTATGATGCTGAAGGGGTATCGTACGACCCCCCTAAGTTAAAAGTTTTAGGTATGGAGATTGTACGATCCTCTACACCTGCACCTGTACGTAAAGCTCTTAAGGAAGCGGTAGGTATTGTTCTTACAAAAGACGAAGCTACAATTAAAGCCTTTGTAAGAGATCTAGAAGCAACCTGGCATTCGCTATCACCAGAAGAAATTGCTTTTCCTAGAAGCGTAAACGGGTTAAAAGAGTATAGTGATGCAACATCTATATTTCGAAAAAGTACACCGATACATGTAAGGGGTGCTTTAATTTATAACCACCTGATAAGTACTAAAGGATTAGAGAAGAAGTATCAGCTAATTCAAGAAGGTGAGAAAATTAAGTTTATTTATTTACGTGAACCAAATCCATTAGGTACTCATGTAATTACTTTTATGGGGGAATTACCTCAAGAGTTAAATTTAATTAAGTATGTTGATTATGATAAGATGTTTGAAAAGTCGTTTTTGGAACCACTAAATTCATTACTTAAATGTATAGGGTGGAAATTAAGAGAACAAGCCACATTAGAAGGATTATTCGGATGAAGAAAGCATTACTACTATTAGCGTTTTTACCTTTAATTACATTTGCACAAGGTAAACAAAAACCTGGTGTTTTGTATGACGCAACTATTACAAGGGTTAAAGACGGGGACACAGTAGCGTTTCAAGCTAGCTGGTTACCTGACCCGCTGCCAAAAGAGCTCGCTGTAAGAATTTACGGTGTTGATACCCCGGAAAAAGGCCATCGAGCTATGTGCCCGGCTGAAGATGCTAAAGGTAAAGCTGCTTCAGAATTTACTAAAAATGCAGTAGCTAAAGCCACCAAACGTCAAGTCTATTTAATTGACTGGGATAAGTTTGGGGGTCGAGTTTTAGGTGATATTATACTGGACGGCCAAAGCTTGCGTCAAATGCTAATTACTAACGGATACGCAAGGGAGTATTACGGCGAAGCGAAACAAAGCTGGTGTAATTGATTTACATCCCGGGTGGAGCTATAATTAATCATCATTTTTGGAGAAGCTTATGTCGTTATTAGAGAAGTTAAAGAAAAATTCTACAATTAAAGAAACAGCTATTTTATCTGAATCTAAATTTTTTAATTCAAAAGATTTAATTCATACCCCTGTTCCAATGATTAATGTAGCTCTGTCCGGGAGACTAGACGGGGGCTTAACCCCTGGTTTGACTGTCTTTGCTGGTCCGTCAAAGCACTTTAAAACCGCATTCGCGTTACTTCTAGCAAAAGCGTATTTGGAGAAATATGATGATGGTGTTATTCTTTTTTATGATAGTGAGTTTGGTAGCCCACAGTCTTATTTTACTTCATTCGGCATCCCAACGGACAGAGTTATACACACCCCAATTACGGATGTTGAGCAGCTTAAACATGATTCTATGGCTCAGTTGTCTAATATTGAACGTGGTGAACATATCATTATTATTATTGATTCTGTAGGTAACTTAGCATCGCGTAAAGAAGTGGAGGATGCACTTGATGGTAAGTCGGTAGCAGATATGTCGAGGGCTAAGCAGCTTAAGTCATTATTCAGAATGGTAACCCCGCACTTAACGCTAAAAGATATACCGATGATTGTTGTGAATCATACTTATAAAGAAATAGGTTTATATCCTAAGGATATTGTATCGGGTGGTACTGGTGTATATTATTCGGCGGATAATATTTTTATTATAGGTCGACAGCAGGATAAAGAAGGAACTGAAGTTATTGGTTATAACTTTATTGTTAATGTAGAGAAATCTAGGTATGTACGAGAGAAGTCAAAAATACCTATTGAGGTATCGTTCGAAGGTGGTATTAGTAAATGGTCTGGTTTATTAGATGTAGCGATGGAAGGTGGGTTTGTTATAAAGCCTTCTAACGGTTGGTATTCAAGAAAAGGTGAGGAACAAAAGTTTAGGATGAAAGATACCTATACAAAAGACTTTTGGTTACCTATACTTAAATTAAAAGAGTTTGCTGACTTTGTACAAAATAGATATCAGATATCTTCAACGGATCTTATGAGCGGAGATTTTGATGATAAGGAAGAAAT